CCGGGGCGGACCCAAATACGGCCGAGGATATGGCCGCGTGGGCCTCGTGGGGCCGAGGGCTCTGGGAGTCCCGGCGCGAGGCCGTGCAGATGCACCTGCACTTGGTGGAGCGGAACCGCCTGTTCCGGGCGGGGCAACAGTGGATTTCGGCTAACGGGCTGGGGCCCTGGCGTGAGCCGGCCCGTCCGCGGGATGCGGCGCGGGTGGTCTACAACATGATCGACAAGGCGCTCGACCAGCGCTTGCAGATCCTGATGGACCAGAAGCCGGGCTTCTCGGTGACGCCGACGACGCAGGACCCGGACGATAAGCGCAAGGCGCAGGCCCAGCAGCTGGCGCTGGAGTATCAGTACGAGCAGATGCTGATGCCCCGGTTGGCGCGGGAGGCGGCGTTCTGGGCGCAGACGGACGGCGTGAGCTTCTGGCACCTGTTCTGGGACCCGGACAAGGGCCCGTGGGACGAGCGGCTGGGGCAGGTCCCTGGGCAGAAGAAGCCGCTGGGCGACTTGGGGTGCCAGACGCTCCGGGTCGAGCAGGTCCGGGTGTCGCCCAACGCGACGGTGTCGCAGGCCCCGCACTGGGTGGTCATCCGCGAGGTCATCACGAAGGCCGAGGCCGCGTTCCGCTACGGCGTGACGGGGCTGGAGGCGGCGGATACGACCCTCTCGACGGGCAACGCGCCGACCTATAGCGGGTCGGAGGGCATCGGGGCGTGGGTCCTGACGCAGACGACCATTGGGGAAGGCCAGCGGATGCGGGACGAGGACGTGACCGAGCGGTTCACGATCTACGTTGCCCCCCATCCGGATGCGCTCCCCGAGGGCCTGCACCTCATCATTGTGGGCGACACGGTGGTCTTTGGCCCGTCGCCCCTCCTCTGGAACGCCATCCCGATTGTCGCGGTCCGGGACGGCTCCAGCGATCCGTCGTACTATCCGCGCCCGGTGGTCGAGCAGTGGCTGGACCACCAGATGCGCGTGAACGCCCTGCTGTCCAAGTGGGTCGAGAACATCCGCGTGAACGCCGGCGGTCGGTTCCTGACGCGTCCCAATGCCATCGCCACCGAGACGTTCATGGGTGGCGTGACCTCGATGATTGAGATTCGGGGCGCGGGGCCGATGTCGGACTCCATCCAGCCGGTGCAGGGTTTCTCGGTCGGGCAGGATGTGAAGGAGGCGTTGGCGCTGGAGAAGACGGCCTTCGAGGACGCCTCGGGCTGGAACGCGGTCAGCCGCGGGCAGGTCACCGGGGAATCGGGCCGCGCCATCATCGCCAGCCGCGAGCAGCTGGAGCGGGTCTTCAGCCCCGCGGTCAACGCGCTGGCGCAGGCGTTTACGGACTGGTGCAAGGTGGCGATGGCGGGGATGGCGTGGGGCTACGATGTCCCGCGGGCGCTCGGGGCGGTTGGCAAGGGCCGGCCGGACCTCGCCCGGGCGGTGTCGTCCACGGACCTCGACGGGCAGTCGGATGTCCGGGTGGAGCCCGCGACGTTGATGCCGATGCCGATGGCCTTCCGGCTCTACCTGCTGGACAACTGGCTCCAGTCCGGCATCATCGATATCAAGGAATACCGGCGCCGGCAGATGTTCGCCGTGGCCCGGGATATGTCCAGCCCTGACGAGGACCAGGAAGCGCGGGCCAAGCGGGTGGCGGATGCCATCCGAATGGGCGCGATGGTTCCTGAACTCCGGTGGCAGGACAACGAAGCGATCCATCAGGATGTGCTGGAGCGGGAAATCCTCTTGCAGGATGACCTTGACCCGGCGATTATTGCCGCCGCGCAGGAGCGGTGGACGGCCTTGGCGAACCAGGCCGCACAGAAGCAGGGGGCAATGGCTCCGCCAGCAGGCGGCGCACCCCCGGCTGGCCCCGGCCAATCGGCCGGTGCGCCCTCCTTCCCCGCGGGACAGCTGCCGCTGGCCAGCAATAATCCGCCGATTGGGGCCCTTGGGGCCTTGCAGGAGGCCCAGATGGGCCAGTCGCCGGATCAGACGTTGGCGGGCCAGTTCGACACCCTGTCGCGCCAATTCTAGGAGCTGGACCGATGGACATTCAGCAAGCACTAGCCGACGCCGCGTCGGCGGCCCTCGCGGACACCACCGTGAGCGCCACCCCCACGCCCGCCGCGCCCGCTCCCGCTGACACGCAGGACCCGAAGACCGCCAAGGCCCCCGAGGCGGAGGCCCCCGAAGCGCCCGAATCGACCGACGAGGTCACGGAGGGCGCCGAGGACACCACTGAGGAGACGACGGAGGAGACGGCCGACGAGGCGCTGGAGCTACCCGGCGGCTATGTCGCGGTCCCGACTGTCACCGAAGGGCTGGCGACGGAGTTCACGCTCCGGGACGCCGAGGGTGAGGTCGAGGTGCCGGACCTCATCGTGGAGTACAAGGCGAACGGCAAGGTGCGGCAGGACCGCTTGGACAAGGTGGTCAAGCTCGCCCAGTTCGGCGTGTACAACGAGGAGCGCGAGCAGAAGCTCCAGCAGACGGAGCGGGAAGCCGTCTCGCTCAAGTCTGAGCGGGAGGAGCTGGCGCAGCTCATCGAGGAGCGGGAGGCGCAGCTGGAGCGGCTCCTGACCGACGAAGACTATTTTCTGGCCGTGCGGGAGGCCTACTCACAGGAGAACTCTCCGGAGCGGCGAGCCCAGCGGGCCGAGCAGCAGGTGAAGGACCTTCGGGTGCAGACGGAGATGCAGCGCATCACGGAGGCAGGACAGCAGTTCTACACGGGTGAGGTGCAACCGGCGATCCAGCTGATCGCAGAGGCGCTCCCCTCCGTGTCCCCGCAGGAGCTGGAAGAGCGGATGGCGTATGCTATGCAACTGCACGCGGCGGTCGCCCCGAACGGGCAGACCTATCTCCCCGCGTCACAGTTCGACGCCGCTCGGCAGTACATCGTGCAGGACCTGGCGGTTTGGGCCCAGATGCAGCATGCCCGGCGTAGTGAGTCTGCCCCTTCCTCGCAGGTCAAGGAAGCGCAGGCCGCGGTCGCCAAGGCGCAAGTCGAGGCACAGAAAGCCAAGCGGGCGGTGGGGCAGGCCACCAAGCCCGTGGGTCGTGCGGCGAGCAACACCCCTGCGAAACCCAAGGCCGCCAAGCCGGCGACCGTCGATGACGCGCTCGACTCCGCGATGTCGGAGATTCTCGCGTCCATCCGTTAACCCTTAGTTCAACACACACACTCTCATGCCGAATCCTACCGTTATCACGGATGCGGAACTCACTGGCCTCCTGAAGAACGTCTACAGCCAGTTCCGCGAGAAGGTCCAGAACCTCGTCACCCCGCTTCTTGCCCAGCTGGAGAAGGGCCGGGCGGGCGGCCCCCGCAATATGCGTTGGGGCGGTAACAACGTGTTCTTCGATGTCGTGACCGGCCGTCCGGCGGGCGCGACGTTCTCGTCGGCCGGGTACTTCCCGCCTGACACCACCGCGACCGAAGTGCAGGCGAACGTCGGCGTCGTCCGCGCGTACACCACGCGCCAGATTGACGGCCTCGCCTTCGTCGGCACGCAGTCCAAGGATGCCGCTTTCACCACCATCGCCAAGAAGACGATGGAGGAGATCAAGGAGGCGTCCACCCTGCTCATGCAGCAGGCGCTCCATAACAAGGCGGACGGCGTCGTCGCCCTCATCGGCACCGTGTCGTCCACCACGAGCATCATCGTGTCGTCCCCCTACGGCGTGAGCGGCGCGGGCCAGGGCTCGCTCCTCCTCTCCGTGGGCGACTACATCGCGGTCCTCGACACCTCGGCGTCGGACGCGGTCCTCGGCCGCGCGGCCATCACGGCCATCAGCAACAGCGGCGACAACGCCACGCTGACGCTTGGCACGGCTATCGCGGGTATGGCCGCGACGGACAAGATTGTCAAGGCGACCGCCTCTGACACCTCGTTCAATAGCGCGATGAACGGCCTCATCAACATCACGAACCGTGGTGGGTCGTACGCCTCGCTCCACAACATCTCGGCCTCCACCTACGGCATCTGGGACGCGACCCGTCTCGTGGCCGGCACGGATACGCCGGATGCGAACCAGCCGACCGAGTCGGACATCTGGGACCTTATCCAGAAGATCTCCGGCCGCAGCGGCAAGGACGCGATGGTGCGTCCGAAGGACTTCCTCCTCATGACGACCCCGGGCCTCGCCAAGAAGCTCATGGAGTCGATGGTCGGTCAGCGCCGGTTCACCGCCGGCGAGTTCGCCACGACGATCAAGGGTGGCTACAAGGCCCTTGAGGTCTGCGGCGTGCCGCTCGTCCAGGACTACTACGTCCCGGCCGGCACCATCTACCTCCTCCACATCCCCTCGCTGTCGTGGGTGGATGCGAAGGATTGGGGCTTCGTCGAGTTCGAGGGCGCGGGCCCGTGGCGTTGGCTCTCGGGGCGTGACGCCTTCGAGACGACTTACGGCTGGTACGGCAACCTCGCCTGCCTCGCGCGGAACGCGCATGGCTCGATCACGGGGTACACCGACACCGCTCGCTACACCCACGTCTAACCTTCACTGAAGTGGCAGGGGGTCGGTGACGGCCCCCTGTCCTTCTGAGGACTTCTATGCCTTTGACCTTCTTTGCGCCGAAGCCGGGGCGACTGGGGACGCTCCCGGTGCCGCTCACGAGCGGTCGCATCAACACCGGGACGCTCGCCGCGGGCACCCAGACGCACACGATGGGCGCGATGCCCGGGAAGTGCTTCATCAACCGCGCGACCGTGTCGGCGGGGACCTACCCCACCGCGGCCACGTCCTGCGTGGCCCGGCTCATCAAGTATGACAGCACGGCGAACACGGCCGTGACGCTGACGGCGGACTTGGACATCAACGCCAAGACGGCCCGTGAGGCGCTGGCGCTGGCGCTGACCAGCACCCTGACGGACGCTCAGCGGACGCTCAACCCGGGCGACACGCTGGAGTTTGAGATTGTGACGACGGGCGCGGTGTCGGTCCAGCCGGACGACATCGTGTGCGTGGTCGAGCTGTTTGTCGAGGAGTAAGACGTGACCGTGCTGCTCAACGCAGCCGGCCAGCCCGAGCCGCCCACCCATGTGGTGGCGCGGCTCCGGGCCCTCCACGCCGGATTGTTCTTGCGGTTCTTGGAGCACACGGGCGAACACTGGGCCATCTGCCTGCGATGGGGCCCGGAGGATCGCCGGTGGGAGTGGGTCCAGCAGGGCGAAACGGACCCGGAGATGGCGCACGATATCATCGGGTATCTCCCGATGCTGTGCAGCGTCGATGAAGCGCCGGGGTATCTGGAGCGGACGTTCCGGCAATACCCCAAGGACGAGGTGCGCCGGATGGCGGACTTTGTCGAGCAGTTCAATGCCACCCAGCCCATCAGTCAGGCCGCGGACGCCGCGCTGACTGAGGCGCTGGACACGCTGTAGTCCTTTACCCCCTCGCCCCGTGGCCGTCACCAAAGCCCAACTGATTGCGCTCACCCGCGAAACGATGGACGCGGTGTCCTCGGATCGCTGGTCGGATGCGACCATCACGACCGTGCTGAACAGCGTGTACGGGGACGAGTGGTCGAACATCCTCAACGCCCAGCCGTATTACACCTTCGCCAAGCGGACGGTCAGCACGGAC